AAGCCAGATAGCGATCATGTCTGGGATGCTGCAAATTACTTATTTCTATTTGGGGGGTTGACAGATGAAAAGTGATGACGATATAATTTTTTCTAAGCCAAACCATGTAGCTAAGCTTAGCGCACAACTTAGCAATCCAATAAATTCCTTAAATAAAAAAAATAACTTAGCTAACTTAGCTAAGATTAAAAACTTAGCTAAGTTAACAGCTAAGAGAACTAATCCAGTTTATTCACAAGCTGTTAAGAGAAGTGCAAAGTTTCCCATTGATGAGCTGCAAAGACGAGTTCTAGGTAAATTAAAAAAAAGATATTCAGTAGAAGCTTATAAAGACCTGGTGATTAACCTAGAACATATCCCAATATTTGATAAACTTAATTGGCTTAAAGAGATGGATATTAAGCTTAGAAATGAATACAAATAATGGACATAGCTCAGTTAAACGAGTTGTTCTTTGAAGCAGCAGAAACTGAGAGAAAGTTGCCTACTGCTTTTAAAAAGCAGAAGATGGCTAGTTGGCCAGATTATGTAACTGAATGGTCTGGTTATGGTTATAGCTCAACAGAAACAACGAGATTAAAAGCTAGTCCAGAACAAATTACCAGGTTAGATCATGCTATAGATTTAGCGCTTACAAAGATGGATGACGAAGATAGAAGGCTTGTTTGGGCGGTAGCTCATTCGGCTGCATTTACAGATCGTGGCGCTAAGTGGTCTAAGATAGCTAGGTTGTTAAGCTTACATGATCCCAGGATTGTAAAGCGCAGATATAAAGATGCTTTGGTTAGATTGTATTACAAATTATAAAAAGTTGCTTACTGCTTTTATAGCTTTGGTTTATTGTTGGATAGCAGCCAATTCATAAGCACAATAACTGGGCCAGGAATATCTTTCTCCCCAGCTTCCCAACGTCTGACTGTTCTATCGGATGCGACTTTTAGTAAAGTTGCTAACTGCTTTTGTGAGAAGCCAAGCGTTTGTCTGGCTTCTCTAAATTCTGTTTTATTCATTCTCAACCTTAAAATAGTAAGTCCATCCAGTTTGCGGAGATATATCTTTATTAAATCTTTTTAAAGTAAGGTTTATTATCTGTAAAAACTTATTATTAGTTTTAACAAAGCCATCCTTAATTAATTTTTCTCTCATTGCAGTATCATGAACAACCTTTCTAAACTTGGGAGTCATTTCTCGCATTGTATGTTTAACGTCATGATCCCAAAAATAAGCAAATCCCATGTAATTAGGTGTATTGATAAAGCTTTCATCAAGCTTCCATATAGCTTGATAACTCCCTTCATTTGGATTGCCGCCAAGTGTTAACTGCAAACTGTATGAGTGTGAATTTTTCAGAGTTTCTAGTTTCATAGCTTAACCTTTCTATAAGTGGGCATAAGCGCCCTTGTGTGAGCTTGTATAGCTCTCGTTAGGCAGTCGCTAAACTGCCTAACAAGAGTAACACAAGTTAGTCTGAAAAGAATTGAGCTAACCAACTATTTATTTCTTTTTGTGTTACGTTGTAGGCTTTTAAATCTGATTCACTTGCATTGTGAAACAAGAGCCATAATAGCATTGCATTTGTCATTGTTTACCTCCTATTTTAGCAGCTTGTTGTTTAGCTTCTAAGTAAGAGCCATCAAAATAATCTAAAACTTCATATAAAGCTGATCCCCAAGCTTCTCCGTAGTCTGGCCAGACATCTATGCGGCCTTTTTCAGCGCCACTAATAAAACAATCTTTGGACCACTTAATAAAAACCCAGCTTTTTTTAATCTGTGTCATCTTACATGCTCCTATAAATTATTGAATTGTTACCAACTGATATTTCGTTGTAATCATAGCTTAAAGATAAAGCCATTTTTTCAATATCAAGCCATTGTTTTACATTTTCAGGAATATCACCAAACAAGCCATTGTCTATGAAATCCCAAGCTAAATCTTCAAAAGACATATCATAATAAATATCTATATCTTCAAACATATCGCTTGTTACTTCCTCATTGAATGGTTCAGATGTAATGTTTTCCTCATAGGCTATGATTAATGGGATCTTTTCGTAATCTTCCCATGTGTTAGCAACCATAAAGAAAGCTTTTAAGTTGTAACCACCTTTAACGGCTTTGAATAGATCACAATCTATTGCAGAACCATCAATAAAATCAAACATATATTCTTCAACTGGTTGTCCATAAACATTACAGTTTTTATTATACTTAGTTTCATAATCCTCAAAGCTATCAAAGTAAAAGCCTTGTGCATCTAAGTCATAAGGTTGAGCATATAATGTTAATGTTTCAACTTGTTTTAATTGTGCTTGTGTCATTATATCCACTCCTCAACTGATAGATTTCTAGCTTTTACTACGTCATTAACTTCTAGTAGTTTTGCAAAGTATATTTTTGATTGATCTAGCTTGTTTTCTGCAACCATTTGATTTCCTAGGCTTACAAGATCGCTATATAATCTTAGAACTTGCTCGTCTGTTGCATGGTTTTCGGATAGATATTCAACTTCAGACCAACAAAAGCTAGATGATACGTCATAAAGTCCATCTTTGTTTGGCTCTATTTTAGCTAATTCAAGCCAAGGGTTTTCTTCATCCTCATAATATTTTATGCCCCTTTCGTCTAGCTCTCGTTCAACTGTGTAGTAATGAACTATTAAATCATAAACTTCTTTGGTCACATAAGGAGAAAGCCAACCATTCCAAAAGTTGTTTTCTAATATATAGCCGATATAAATGTTATCCTCATCAAGTGAGAAATAAACTTGTTTTAGTTGATCTTTCATAGCTTAACCTTTCTATAAGTGGGCATGATTGCCCTAGCTCTATAATATACATATGACTTTTAACGTCAAGCATTATATTTATTTAATCAACACTCTTGACTAAATGTTTCTAAAATAATAATCTTTTCAATATCATTAAACATCCTTCGCCTAGCAGCTACAGTTTTCGTTGCTAGGCTTTTTTTTGAGCAAGGTACAAATGGCCAAAGTTATTAAGATTAGAGTTACCAAGCCACAGATGGAAAAGATCTGTGAGCGCATTGCAGAAGGTGAAAGCTTAACTAGGATCTGTAACAATACAAAGAGCTTGCCTTCATGGCGTACTGTTCTTAGATGGGTTCAAGAGAATGACGAAGCACATACTATGTATAGAAGGGCGAGAGCTTTACAATGTGAAGTAATGAGGGATCAGATACTTGACTTGGTAAAGATGGCTTTACCAGATGATCCCAAGCTTGCAATGGCAGAAGTACAACGAAGGCGCTTAGAGTGCGATCACATGGATAAGCATATAAGGCAGATGCAACCATTAGGTGTAAGGGATAGAGCAGAAGATAAAACAGCTCAAGGTAATGGACAAGTTACGTTGAGTTGGGCGAATGGTAATCTTGAAATAGTGTAGGCAGATAGGTTTGCTTTCATGTTGTGTTGGCAGTAATCTCGCACACGAGCTTTGAAACTATCAGCTTATCAATTAAATATGTCACTCAATCATGTGTAACCATTGCATACTATAAGAATAGTTACGAGTAGCGTACTCGTATGTTGCCTTTTTTTAGGATTTGCACCCCCCATACCCCCAAGGTTTAGGGCGCATCTCTGTATATATATATTACCCTCTTAGGAGAGTGTCTAACACATGAACATTGAGATTCCGTATTCACCTAGACCACTTCAAGCAAAGCTCCATAACGAGCTTACAACTAACCGCTGGGGAGTTGTGGTATGTCATAGACGATTTGGCAAGACTGTGATGGCTATAAACCATTTACTTAGAGATGCTATACTGAATGACAAAACGAATCCCAGGTACGCTTATATAGCGCCCACCTATCGCCAGGCAAAGGCAGTAGCGTGGGATTATTTAAAACAGTTTGCTGGTAAAGTGCCTATGGTACGTTTCCATGAAACTGAGCTTAGATGTGATTTACCGAATGGATCTAGGATACAGCTGCTAGGTGCTGAAAATTATGATTCGCTCCGTGGAATCTACTTAGATGGGGCCGTTTTGGACGAAATGGCTGATATGCCAGAGAGTTTATTTCCAGAGGTGTTAAGACCAGCTTTGTCTGATAGGAAAGGCTGGGCGTTCTTTATTGGAACACCGAGAGGTCACAACGCTTTTTTTGATTTATATGAAGCAGCTACGAATAATAAGGATTGGTTTACACAAGTTTATAAGGCTAGTGAAACTGATATAGTTGATAAGGAAGAATTAGAAGCGGCCAAGGTTATGATGACTGAGGACCAGTTTGAACAAGAGTTTGAATGTTCCTGGGTGGCTAATGTACCAGGTGCTATTTTTGGAAAAGAGCTGCAAGCGGCTCAAGAAAGTGGGCGCATAGGAAATGTTCCCTATGACCAATCGCATAGGGTGGATACCTGGTGGGATCTTGGTATAGGTGACAGCACATCAATTTGGTTTACTCAGAGTGTTGGTAGGGCCATTCATGTCATAGATTTTTATGAAACCAGGAATGAGGGGTTGCCGCATTATGCTAAGTTATTATCAAGTAAAAATT